TGGGCCACGCAGAAGCCGCCGCCCTCCTGAACAACCCCGAGCATCAGGTCGCGCGCTGGCGACATGCCGCGGACTGGTGGAGCGGCAAGATCGTGCCGAGCGTGTCCGACCGTGAACGAGCGCGGCATGCGGTGGAACAAGTTCGGATTTGGACAGAAAGGCTTGCAGTATGTTGAGACCAACGTGGCACACACCTGAGAATTTCGCATTCATCCGAGACAATTTCGCGGCACGAAAGCCGGATAGTTGGATCGCGGACCAAATCGGCATCACGAAAGGCCAGTGCATCTCCTGGCGACGCGCGAACGTTGGAACCCGACTTCAACAAACGATCAGTCGAGGCGCACCACGCAACACATCCCCCACGCGTCCGTCGATCACCGATATCCACGCGGGAGATGCGCCGGACTGGAAATCGCAGGACGGTCACGACCTCTTTCAAAAAGCCTGGGATGCTAATGTTCCTGGCCGTGAAATCGAGGAATACTTTAACGTCAACACGGAATCAGTCCGGCACCGGCGGATAAAGATGAAACTCGCGCCTCGCGGAAACCGTCCGATTGGATACTCAGGGACCAATGGGTGGGCGACGCCAGAAGGCGATGCGGATTTCATTCGCGCGTGGCAAGGAAAAGAACATGCCATTGACATCATGGCGCGCTATGGTGTGGGCGCGACCGCGTTAAAAACCAGGCGATTGATGCTTGGATTGGCTGACCGGAATGGTTCCGAGGTGCAGCGCCGGTCGCACAAGGCCGCGAAGGCTCCCGTGGCGAAACCCGAACCCTTGCTGCGCGCTTACCGGGACTTCGTCATCTCCGCTCCTAACACACGCGGCACACGCGACGTATCCGGACGTGGCGGTTCGGTTTTCAATTTTCGTACGTTCACACGCGCCGCATCGGGCACCGTGTCGCATGAAGCCGGGCGATGCCGCTGGCCGTTGACGTGCGCCGAGCCAACCGCCGGCACGTTCTGCGCCGAGCATGCCGGACTGCTGCGGGCGAGACGCGCGGCATGAGGGTCATGCCAATCAGTAATCACGAGGCTTCTCGTTTAGTGGTCGGTTATCACTACCTACATCGACGTCCGTCCATCAGTTACGCATACGGGCTTGAGACAGAAGAGAAAACCGTAGGTGTAGTGACGTTCGGCATTCCAGCATCCCATCATTTACGACTAGGCGCGTGTCCATCGCATCCTGAAAGCGTGATCGAACTCAATCGCCTGTGGGTGTCAGATGAAATGCCAAGAAACACCGAATCCTGGTTCCTTGCCAGGGCATTGTCTACGCTGCCTCCTATGATTGTTGTGTCCTACGCCGACACCGGACGTGGCCATATGGGGATCGTCTACCGTGCCGCCAACTTTCATTATGCGGGGTGGACGGACATGGACAAAGACACGCCAAGATTCGATTATGAAACCATTGTAGCGCCTGACACCGATAGTCTGTTTGGTGTTATTAAAGGTAAGGCCCTTCATTCCCGAGACGCATTTCGCAAAGCAGACGTTAGTGCGGTTGACCTCCGTCATGTTCCTCGAACGGTAAAGGTAAAATACTGGCTCCCGACCGGCGATGCGCGGGAGAGAAAGCGCCTGAGAAGGATGTGCGGTTGGCCCATACTATCCTGGAAAGATGAACCACCTCCGATCTTGCACATGAAGCGGGCGAGACGCGCGGCTTAACTCAAGCAACCTGAAGGAAATCAACATGGATCGTTTGGTAATTGAAATCACCGCCGCGCTTCCCGAGAAGGACAAATACGCGATTCTTGCCCGCGCTCAAACGCTGGCTAATGAACTGGCTGGCCAACTAAAGGATGACCAGGGCGTTGACGCTACTGTTGCCGTGCGCGCTGTGCGGCACAAAGTGTTGGCGGCGAAACCGAATGGTGCGGCGGTGGCCGTTGAGACCGTCCGCGTTTCGTCAAGCGAGGCGGGACACGGGTGATCACGATCCTGCATGGGGATTGTCGGGACGTGCTGCGGACTCTGGACGCGGGTAGCGTGCAATGCTGCGTGACTAGTCCGCCGTATTTTGGATTGCGCGATTATGGCATCGACAGACAGATAGGCATCGAGGCATCGCCTGACGAATACATAGCCGAACTGGTCGCGGTGTTCCGCGAGGTTCGGCGCGTGCTGCGGGATGACGGGGTGCTGTTCCTGAATTTGGGAGACTCCTATGCCAGCAACTGGCCATGCAATCGCAGATCACCGCCACGAATGGGCAAGGATATGAAGTATAAAGACCTGATCGGTATCCCCTGGATGGCCGCGTTCGCCCTCCGTGCTGACGGGTGGTGGCTCCGCCGCGACATCATCTGGTCGAAGCCTAACCCAATGCCCGAGAGCGTGACGGATCGGCCCACTTCGGCGCATGAGTATGTGTTTTTGCTGACGAAGAGCGCGCGGTACTACTGGGATGCGAAATCTGTTCGTGAGCCCCTGGCAGAGAGTTCGATATCCAGGCTCTCTCAGGACATAGAAAACCAGACGGGCAGCACGCGCGCGAACGGCGGAACCAAAACCAACGGCGCGATGAAGGCTGTGAGGCGATCGGACAAGCAACGAGGCCACAGCAGACGTCACGCCGGATTCAATGACCGCTGGGATGCGTTGTCAAAGGCTGAACAAATGGCGCTCGGCGCCAACTGCCGCTCCGTCTGGACCATAGCGACCTCATCACTGCCTGAAGCCCACTTCGCCACCTTCCCGCTCGCACTGGCCGAGCGGTGCATCCTGGCGGGTTCGGCCTCCGGCGACACGGTGCTCGATCCCTTCGGCGGCGCGGGCACTGTAGGCCTTGTCGCTGATCGCCTGGGGCGCCACGCCACGTTGATCGAACTCAATCCTGAATACTGCGCCATGGCCGAGCGGCGTGTGACCAAAGACGCCGGCCTCTTCGCCCAGGTCGCCACAGCATGACCTCCTTCCCCCTCGCCCGCCAGCAGTCCCTCGCGGCGCTGCGCGAGATGCGGAGCTCTGGTTGACGGTTTTGTGACCGTTAGCATATAAACATATGAAGGTTGGGGCGTTCAAAATGTCAGAGTCGAATAAGGCTGGTGTGTTCTTCGAACTATGCCCTGAGTTGAAACGAGCCGCCAAGGCTGACGCGGCTCAGCGCGGCATGAGTCTGCGCGAATGGTATACCGAGGTCACCCTGGACAGACTCTGCCGCAAGAAGGAAGAACCTGCCGGCGCGGAGTAGCGCAATGCTTCCCCCATCAGACTTCGCGGACGCGTTCCACGCCCACTCCGTGCCGAAGATTCAGCATCTTATCGATATCCGCGCCCACTTCGTAGGCATCGGCTTGTATGCCTTCGCGGACGCACATGCTGACATCATGGCCTATGCCTGCCGCCTAGGCGCCTCCCTGTTGCCAGAAGAACATCTCGACGCTCTGATAGACTGGACGCTCTCAGAACTGGCCGACGCGGCGGCGGAAGTCGAGGCGCAATGTGGATGACGCGAATCCCTTCTCCAAGCCAGCTAAACCGAGGCGCCGGAAGCGCGAGCCATGGGAACCGCCTGCACGCGCCCTGGTCAAGCAGCCCGTCATTCAGGAGATCAACGGGCACGACATCCATGCGGCGGACATCATCATGCCGCCTGGGTTCACCGATGATGCGCTGGGGCTAAGGTTCACCGAGACATTCGCCCCCGCGCTGCGGTTCGTCGCGGCGTGGAACCGCTGGATGATCTGGGATGGCAAGCTGTGGAAGAAGGACGACACGCTTCGTGTGTTTGACCTGGTGCGACGCAGCATGAGGGTTATCAGCGCTGAGGCGGAGGATCCCAAGGTCCGCGCGATCCTTTCATCCGCCAAGACGGTCGTGGGGATAGAGAAATTGGTCAGAGCCGATCGGCAGCACACCGCGCTTGCGGACCAATGGGACTCTGATCCGTGGATGCTGAACACTCCTGGAGGAGTGGTGAACCTCCAGACAGGCGAGATAGGCCCGCACGACCCCAGGCACCTGATGACCAAGTCCACGGCCGTAGCACCCTCAACAGATCGAGACTGCTCACAATGGCGCATCTTTCTGGCCCGCGTTACGGGGAACGACCCGGAGTTGGAGGCCTATTTAAAGCGCATCGCCGGCTATTGGCTTACCGGGCTCACCCGCGAACATGCCATGTGGTTCCTCTACGGCACCGGGCGCAACGGCAAGGGCGTGTTCCTGAACACCATACTCCGCATCATGGGCGACTATGCCATGACGGCCAGCCCCGATACATTCACAGAGGACGGGAAAGGTAAGCACTTAACGGTGCTGGCTCGCCTGCAAGGTGCGCGGCTCGTGGTGTCACAGGAGACGGAAGAAGGCGTGCCATGGGCCGAGGCGAGGATCAAGTCGGTGACGGGCGGCGACCCGATTACCGCGAACTTCATGCGCCAGGATCCGTTCACGTTCACGCCATATTTCAAGTTGGCGATCGCCGGCAACCATAAACCGTCACTGAAGTCGGTCGACGCCGCGATCCGGGCCAGACTCAATCTGACGCCATTCACGATCACCATACCGCCGAGCGAGCGCGATCCAGGCTTATCCGAGAAACTATGGCTCGAGGCTCCCGCCATCCTCGCGTGGATGATCGAGGGTTGCGCGGAGTGGCGAGATATCCGTCTTTCCGCTCCGGAGATCGTCAGCAAGGCGACCGACGATTATTTTGATTCGGAGGACGCAACCGCCCTTTGGATCGTGGACTGCTGTGAAATCGGCAAACAGCATCAGGCCATGAGCGCCGCGTTGTTCAGGTCGTGGACAGCTTGGGCGATAAAGGGCGGAGAACGCGCCGGTTCGCATAAGGCATTCTCCCGCGTTATGGAAAGACATGGTTTTTCAGCGGGTAAGCATACCAGGGATGGCACGCCGATCCTGGGTATTAGGTTGCTCACGAAGTCTCTGGACCTCGGCGTATAATCAAAACGTAGCCATTATTACAATGAGTTAGGAATAGTCTGTGACGGAGGTGACGGACTAGGACGTTACCCCGTTCCTGGGCGCGAGCGCGCCCGCGCGGGAATCGCGTCACCTGCGTCATTAAGTATACTACGCGCGCATACGCGCCCGCACATGCGAACGGACTAATGTCCCGGTGCGTCACCTCCGTCACGAGCGCGTATATGCGGGTTGACGAGAAGCAGTGATTGTGGTTATTGTGACGAATGATCGATATGCATACCCCTGATGTCCTCGATGGCTGGATTAATGAACACGTCGAGATGAAAAGGCTGGCATTGACATATGCTCAAGACCTTTTTGCCTCTTGGGAGGAATGGACCGCCGAAACCTTGGGTGTGGAATGTTGTTCCAAGAAGGCGTTTGGGCAGGCGTTGACCAGGCATGGGTTCGCCAGACGACACACACGCGTCGGGAGTGCTTACGCGGGGTTATGTTTGCGGCGTGCCTGACCTGTCTATCCCCTACGGGCTTGATACTGCTGAGCTTATGGTATCAGCCAAGAATGTGCTGCGCGGAGCCGCCTGTGGTTGTCGCTGCCCAGCCTGCGAACGGCCACTCGTGGCGCATCAAGGGGAAACCGACCGCGCATGGCATTTTCAGCACATGCCAGACGCGATCGGAGCCACTGCCGCCTGCGCGGCTGCTTATGAGACGGCAATCCACCGAAAGGCCAAGGATATCATCCTCGGGAATTCCAGTATCGTGACCCCAGCCCTGATGGCGCGATACGGCGACCGGACGAGGCAGGCTATCGCGCCAAAACGAACTGACTATACGCCGATCGCGGCCGAGTTATGGTTGGGTGACATCAGGCGTCGCCCGGACGTCATGGTAGAAACGGCCAACGGCAGACTCGCGATTGAGATCTTCTACCGGCACAGATGCCCGCCCGATAAAATCGCGGCGCTCGTAGCCGGCCGCGTGACGACAATCGAGATTGACCTGTCTGGATGTGACCGCGACGTCGTGAGCGATGAGACCGCGCTTACCGCGCTGGTTTTGAGATCGGCTCGGCGGAACTGGTTATACCACGCTGATAAGGATCGACTGGACGCCGATTTCGCGGCCGAGGTCGTAGAACAACACAGGCTGGCCGCCGAACGGGAAGCGGTTCGACGCACGGAAATGGCAGCGGCGGAAAAGAAACGCGCGGAAGAGCGTGCCAGGATCGACGCGGAGACAGAGGTCGAGAGAGAATCCAGACTTGCTGAGACGCGGGAGAAGGAAGCCGCGGAACGCGTGTTGTTTGAGCGTAAGCAGGCAGCACGGAGAGCATCTGAACGCGAAGAGAGCGAACGTAAGCGTGCCGAAGTAGACGTCGCTGCCAAGGTGCGCTGGCTCGCCCGCGATGATGCCAATGGCACTTCCCAACGCTGTCACGTCTGTGACAAAACGTATTCTCCATTCGGATACGGCCTTCCGCCAAAGGTGCCACAATGGGCATGCCGAGAACACCGCGAGGCGCCGGAACGCACGTGACCCCCGAACCCGCCCCATCCCTCCCGCCAGAGCCCGCTACGCGGTGTGTGGGCCTCGGCGCGATGCGTTTGCGCGTCCAGGCCGGGGCGCCTCTGAGAGCCACGCGGCGGTCACGGCGGCGATTGTGTTCGCGCCGTCCTCCAACCACCTCAGGACAGGCTCGGGGCACTGATACTCGCCCAAGGCCCAGCGACGCACCGTGCGCTCGTCCAGCACCAAGCGGCGGGCGAGCTCACGTTGCGACCAGCCGAGAGCGTCCAGGGCGGCTCGGAGGCGAAGCGCGGGGGTTGTCACGATACCTCCTGCACGGTCGAAACGTCGGTGCAATCGTCGTCGCCGGCCGCGTAATGCTCCGCCATGTTCCACGATGGCCCGGTCACGTTCTGGGCGCCAGAGGGAATGCCCGTGGGCGTGGTATGCCAGAAGCTACTCGCGGGAATCCCGGCGGAGTACCTCTCATGGCGGTGATCGCCCTAACACCTCTCACCACAATCCGCCTCCGCGACCCCGACCGCTTCCCAGACATCGGCACACGCACCGGGACCGTCCTCCGGATCGATACCGGCGTGGTGGTGCGGTGGCGTGGCATCGAGGGGGAAACGACGCTGCGGGCGGAGGATTTGGAGAGGGTTGAACCATGAGCTTCCTGGGTGACTTCGCTTTGTTGGTCCGCGCCATATGTGCCGGCTATCGCCACACATCATTCGTCCGGCCGGACTACCCGCACATCATCCCCGTCACGTTGCCGCCGCTCACCCCGGTAAACGATCCGCCCCTCCCGGCGCCAGTTATCCGGCGTGAGCCAAAGCCGCCGCGTGGCCCCAATCTCACCGAATTAAAGCGGGATCTGCTCGATGGTCTCGCGGATTATCTGATTTACATCAAGCGGCTTCGTAAAGCCGATCCCGAGGCGTATCGTACCTATCGCCGTGTAGGAGCGTTCATCACACGACTGGATACACAAGCGCACGCGGACAGATTGGAGCCCGGTGTGGTGAACCGCTTACCTATGTTCGGCGCGGTGTCGTTCATTATTCCCGAACGTAAAAGCAAGATCATCATCGGGAAAGATGGCTTGCCCACCGTGCCGGTCCGGTTCTCGTGGATGACCAAACTGGATCGTCCTGGCCATGACTGCGAGCGGCGCAACGGTGGCACGATTTACCGATGCACCAGCTACTTTGACGATGTGACGGACAAGAAAATGGAAGGTTCCGGGCATGGAGCGATCCAACAATATCTCGTTCACGTGGATGACGACGGCACGATCACCCCTCTGAGAATGCTGAAAACCGAGGAGCAGATCATTCGCCACAAAAAAGGGGAAGGGGCGGCGCGGAAGGGCGCTAATTTTACAGTCGTAAAGCATCAACGGTGGGGATTGCCCGACTTCGGAGACGATCTGGAAGCCTCGAAGCGCGCCGACCTCATCCGCTGGCTGTTTTGTTTCACCATGAACTTCTGGGTACAAGCCGCGACAGGCTCGATGATCCGCGTCACCGCGACCAAAGGCAATGTCGTTATGCCATTCGTGGTCGACGTGCTGGACACGCCGGGGTTCTTCTCCGACCGAGATATAACAATTACGCAAACCGGCGTAAAAAAGCGGATATTCCATATCGTTCGGCAACACGTTCGCGCATCCGGTCAGGTGGTCAAACTCCACTTTAGAGGCCTACGCGATTTCATTTGGAATGGATATAATATCAAAATAGTGGTCCCTGGCCGTGATGCACACGATCTGGCGGATTTCACGATAGCCGGGGTCCAGGAGGATGTCCCCCCCGAGGAGCGGCGGGAGGGGCAGGAATATTTCGACCATGTGGCAGATGGCCTTATCGCGGACGCGATCGGGGCGCCGCTGATGCCGGCCGAGGATTTGGAGATGGTGAAATGACCGACTGTCCCCGCTTCGGCAAATGGTTCGGCTGCCGCTTCGAGGCGCGATACGACCTCGGGCCGCCTGATCTAACCGCCTACAAAACCGTATCCGCCATGTCTCGGGGGGCACTGGAGATGCACAGGCGGCAAACCTACGTATGCGACATTTGCGTGCGATGTGGCGCGACGATCGAGCGGAACCCCTTGACACCGGAGCCAGCAGTATGCCAGACGCACAAGTGACCGGACCATCTGCCCAAAATTCGGGTGATGAGACGTGTGCGAACATTTCCGAGCCATGGTTCGTGGTCTATGCGAAACCGCTCCGGGAACGACAAGCATTGCACCGGATTCGTGAGGAAGGTCACATTGCATGGCTCCCCCTCGAAGCCCCCCCAAAGCATCGAAAAGTCGAGCGCGAACGTCTGAACCGGCCGCTTTTCCCCCGTTACCTGTTCGTGACGGCCTACCCTTGGCTCGTGGTACGCGACGCAGGCGGCCAGGAACTGGCACAGGTGCTGACAAGCCCCACGACCCGCAAGCCGCTGGTGCTACCCGATGGCTTGATCGATGGGCTCATGGCCCAATGTGGCCCAGGGGGTGTGTTTCACCCGCCAGAGCCGCGCGAGGTCCGTAGGAAAGACATGGTGCGGGTGGAAGAAGGTCCGTTTTCGCAATTCTCAGGCATTGTGCAGCGCACCACCCGCGAACGGGTTTGGATCCTGCTCAATCTGTTTGGGCGCTCATCCGAGGTTCCGTTTACCCGTGATCAGGTGGAGTTGGTCGCATGACCGACATCGAGCGAGAGCTTCTGGTCGCCATCGCCCTGATGCTGAGTAAGACCGCATCGCCGGCTGGCCGGTCGAGGCTGGAAGAAATCCTGGACCGCCTCGCGGCTGAATGCGCTGAAGCATCAAAGGAACCAAACTGACATGGCCCTTCCCCCGCCCCCGATGCCGCCCCCAGGCGCCGCCCCTCCCGGCGGAGGAATGGGTATGCCGCCTCCTGGTGTCGGAGGTGCCGCGGCAGGCGCTCCACCTCCGCCTGACGATACGTCGGACAGCGATGATAATGTGGTCCTCACAGTGACGATGGGCGCGGACGGGAGTTTCACCCTCTACGCAGGCGACGAACCCGAGGAAGGCGATACCGGAGACGAAGGCGATATGTCCTCTGACGACGTGGCCGCCATGGGGTCGTCCGGCGAAGGCCCGGCGCCGCAGACGGCGAGTTCGTTGGGGGAGGCGCTGAAAATGGCGGCTGACATCCTGAAGGCGGCACAGAGTAGCGCGGGCGGCGGCTCCGCTGAGAGCAACTTCGCGGCTGGGTTCCAGGGCGGTGCTGGTGCCATGGGCGGCCCGCCTGGGCCGATGGGAGCGCCAGGGCCGTGAAAGAATATCAATCACCGATAGGCCCGGAGTGGGTGGCGGACGTCCAGGCTGCAAACGAACGGTCGAAACAATTTACGCGCCAGATTAACGCCATTTCTTACACCGCGATTGCGATTTCCATCGCGTCAATATTTGTGACGATCTTAACAGTGTTTTTCCTCTGATGCCTGAGCGCGCCTACACAGTGGCCGAGATCGACCGGATGCGGCATGCGCTAGACCATCTGCGTATTTGGAACATTCACTTTCAAACAAACGAACACCTGCGGACCGCGATTTCGGCGGGCGTTGAACCTGATGAGCTTGTTGTCCAGGTTAAACGTGAAGCATTGGAGCGAAACCGGTACTATCGAACGACGGGAGCGGCTGCCATCGCGATTAAGCAGTTCCTCAATGCCTGAGTTCACCTCCACCTCCGTTCCCGAGCGCATCGGAAAATCCACGGGAGGCAAGATGCCGCCAGTTTCACAGGCCCAGAGACGCTTGGTTTACGCTGCCGCATCTCACAAAGGTGGTGTCGGTGGCATGCCGCAATCCGTGGCCAAGGAATTCGTCGCGACCGACAAACCAGGCAAGTTACCCGCGCGCAAGAAGGCTAAGCGGGTTGGGTTGATCAATCAGGCAGTGAGGTAGTGCGTGTCCGGCGGAAGGCCTACAAAATACCAGGATGATTACCCGAAGCAGGCTCGTCGCCTGACATTGCTTGGGTTGACCGATGAGGAAATGGCGACGTTCTTCGAGGTTCATGTCGATACAATTTACGAATGGGACAAAGTCCATCCCGAGTTTTCCGAGGCTCGCGCGCGTGGGAAAGAACATGCGGACGGGCGTGTAGCTGAGAAGCTTTATCATCGGGCGCTGGGTTATTCGCATCCTGAAGTCCACATAACGGCATTTCAGGGTGAGGTGCTTGTTACGCCAATCACGAAGCACTACCCTCCAGACACTCAGGCCGCATCATGGTGGCTGAAGAACCGGCAACCATCGAAGTGGCGCGACACACAGAGCCTCCAGAACCTCGATAAAAACGGGAACCCAACAGATCCCACCATCAACGTCTACCAATGGGCCAAACCCGAGGAGTCCAAGTGATGCCAGACATCGTCGAACGCATTGCCCATATCCTCGGCCATAGCCGCGCGGCTGGCGGATTGTCTGATCATGACGTTGCGTTGAACATCGCGCGGGAGTTGGATTTGGTGCCGCACGATCCGCCACAGAAGGCCGAGGAGCGGAAGTTCACCCCCTCTGACTCGCCATTGATGCAGCAGGCTGAACGACGCGCTTCTACGAAGCCAGACCAAGCCGCGACGAGCGGCGGCCGCGCGACGAAGGCGAAAGAGGCGTGACAGGCTTTGTGAACATCGCGCCCGAACTGGAACCGCGCGTGCGGGAATTTTACACGTTCTGCCCCGTATGGCGGTATTATGATCAGATATCCAGCTTATTGCCGAACGAGATTGGCACAGCCTGGAACACTCGCATTGTTGTGAATGATGACGGTATAACTGATTTCCAAAAGGTCAAAGACCTTATCATCCCCAAGATCAAATGGTCGGAGTTCGAACTGGCCGAACACGCCAGGATCGATCGCGACCAGGCCAGGGACAATGTGAAATTCTGGTGCTTCTGGGGGGGTCTGATGGTCGTTTTATTCCTGTGCGGTATGGGGATAATTGCCCTCAACTCCGGACACGCGTGCCGATGGTGAACTATAATATATTAGATTGGGCGCAACCAGAATGACCGAAACGACCACACTCGCCCGCCTCACCGAAGTCCTGCGCCGCGCTCGGATGCGTGGCGACTGGGATGACGAGAGTGTGGTGTTGGAAGTGCTGGCGGAGATGCGTGTGGGCGATGACGCGATGATGTTCGCGGGATCGAGGTCGTTGGAGAATGAGATGCAGGCGCCGTCCGCCACTTTGATGGGGGTTGGGTTTGCGGCCATGATCGACGCCATCCGCGCCGATGCCACCGAGCCTGCTACTTGCCCATTAACCGGATAATCCTGCCGTTTGCCCCGCGCGAGTGGCAGATCCCTCTCATCGAAGACCGTAAGCGATCCATGGTCGCGGTCGTGCATCGTCGGGCTGGCAAGTCCACCGCGTTCGTGTGGCGCGGGTTGAAAAAGGCGCTTACCGAGGATCGATCCCACATCCCCGAACGCCGCCGCAACCTGAAAGCGGATCCACCGCGCGTTGTTCATGTTTTGCCGGCGCAGGTAATGTGGCAGCGAACGGGGTTGTGGGACAAGGTCGCGCGGGCCGCCGAGATGATCCCCGGCGCGGTGGCGTTCAAGTCCGTGCTCCGCGTCGAACTGCCCAATGGTGGCATCTATCAATGTGGCGGAATGGACAAGCCTGATAGCTGGCGTGGTGGCTACGCAGACGAGGTGGTCGAGGACGAGGCCGACGACGTCATTGCCTCCGGGCTCGACATGGTTGTCGAGCCAATGTTGGCGGACTACAGCGGGTCTCGTATCAAGATCGGCACACCGAAGGGCAACGGGCGCCTTGCCGCCGCTTATGACGCCGCCGGCCATGACGATAACTCCTCACGATACCTACTTCCCTGGCAAGAGACTGGCGCGCTCGATACGGCCCAGGTGCAGCGCCTCCGCGAAACACTCGACGAGGAAGAGTTCGCGCAGGAGCTCGAGTGCAGCTTCAACGCCCCAAACTCTGGCTCATACTACGGCCGCTGGCTTGATGACGCACTGAAGCAGGATCGCATTACCCGCGTCACCTATGACCCAAAGCTTCCCGTCTACACGTGCTGGGATTTAGGGATGGACGCTTACACCTCCATCTGGTGGTTCCAGCGTAGCCCAGGCGGCGAGTGGCGGTGGCTGGAGTATTACGAGGACAACCGGAACGGTCTTGACTACTACGCGAAGATTATTCACCAGAAGCCATATGTTTATGGCCGCCATTTTCTGCCGCACGATATTGAAGTGCAAGAGTTGGGTACAGGAAAATCGCGACGGGCCACGTTGCAGGGATTAAATGTCAAGCCGATCAAGACGGTGCCGGCCGCTAATCCCGCCGATCGGGTTTCGGCAACGCGTATGATCCTGCCTCGGTCATTCTTCGACTCAAAGGGTTGTGAGGTCGGCTTGAAGCGGTTGCGAGCATATCGTCGGCAATGGAATGAACACATGGGCGTTTGGCGTGCCTCTCCCGTTGAAGACGAGTCCTGCCATGGCGCGGACGCGTTCGGCACCGGCGTCCAGGGGTCTCAGGATCCAGACCGCGAGGTTTTCACCCCCCACGTCTCCGCTTTCCGCCAGCCGACACGTGGGATGGGGTTGCTGGGTTAGGACTTCAACGCCGCGTCGACCATCGTTTCCCAACATTCCTTCGCGGCAAGATCACCGATCCGTTTCATGGAGCGTGCTTTCCCTAAGTGGTCGCGGCCTTGGTTTGACGGCGGAGTGTTCCCGCCCTTCATAAACATCATGTCTTCGGGTTCGCGCATGGCCTCGATCGCGGCACGGGCAAGGGCCATGAAATCGACGTTGCCATCGACAACGACCTCTCCGGGTGCAAATTCACCTACCCAGGTATCTTCGTCGATTGCTTTGTGTATCGCCCGCGCCACCCGCTCGATCATCTCAAACATTTCGGCCTCCCTTGAGCCACCAATCCTGCGCCGCTTCGGCATGAAACGGAAGACCTCATGACCATATTCCAATCCTTCCGCTCGACGGTGAACGGCTTCGTGCGCGGCCAGCGAGCGGCGAATTACAATGTGCTAGCGGACCCGATCACCGGCTCGCCTGTCGGCTTGCAGCACACGAATGGCAGCGGGCCAGATGGTATCTGGGTGCCGATCGACCTGACTGCTGGGCAGATCGCATCGCCAACGGCCGAGATGATCGCGGACCTGAACGCGGTCTTCCGTCTGAATGTCGCGCCGTACACGCGTTACCAGAGTAACGGGACCACACTGGTCGCTGTGTCCGCCGCTGGTAACGCCACGCTGAGCGCGACGCAGACGTTCACCGGGAACAATACGTTCAGCGGCACGACCACGGCCACTACTCTGGTAGCGACCACTTCCACGGTCACGACTGAGACAGTCACCACCTTGGCAGCCACCACAGCGACCGTGAGCGGCGTGCTGACCTCCAGCGGGACTCTGGTGGTGGCGACGGCCACACCGGCCTCCGCCGCTGCCGCTGGCACGGCGGGGACGATCGCATGGGACACAGGGTTCCTCTACGTTTGCACGGCCACGAATACGTGGTGCCGCGTGGCCATCGCGACGTGGCCATGACCGATAGCGAAGCAATTTCGACTGCTCGCGTGTATCGTTCGCGGGCCGGTAAAGCGTTCCCTTGGGTATATATCGAGGAACCCGCAGTCTGTCGTGAATGCGTCATCATGGTAGATTTCGGGGGCGGCCGTTCGCCGGTAGTATCCAGGGTATACGACCAAACGAAGCGGTGGCTCGGGGAACGTAACGCATGACCGATCCCGTCCCCCATGCGATGTATCAGGCCGTCACCGACAAGTTGACGGGTGAAATCCGCGAGAATCTCCAATTACGCGCCGAGGTTATCGCGTTGACCGCCGAAGTCGCGCGGTTGAACGGGGAACTGGCTAATATGTTTAACGATCCAGCCATTAATCCCAACTTTAACAACCTAGGCAACGCCACCCAGGCCAATCCCATAACACGCTCCAGCCGTCTCATGGGCGCCGCCGCGTAGTGAGCGCCACACTCGAAGACCTCGACGGACTGCCCGATGAGATAAAGCAACTCATCCAACCGCACCTCGAGCCAGACGAAGCGACGCTCAACACCATCGGCATCGAGATCGCCGCGAAGCGCGACGAAGCGGTGGCGGCGCGCAAATCCAGTGGCATCGAGGACGTTTGGCGCGACGCGGACGAAGCCTATCTCGGGATTGACGACGCGAACCGGCACGAATGGGTAGATGCCAAGTGGGCCAAACCCATGACGATGTCGGGTCCGCTCACCAGCAATCGCGCGGATGACAACGCGGACAAGCAATCGACCATATTCCTACTGCTGACCGCGCGTTACGTGGATGCTGGCGCGGCAAAACTGGGTGAAATCCTGTTGCCGGCAGATGACAAGGCGTTTTCCTTCTCCGAGATGCCGGTTCCTGAGTTGATCGACGCGAAAGAGGATGAGCGCGAGGTCATCCATAGCCAGATGGGCGTCCCGCTGACCCGTAAACCAGGGCCAGATGACCCGGCGTCACCGGACAGCACGCAACCAGGGCAGGGGCCTGGAGCCGCACCAACGCCCGTCCCGGTCAAGGTCAAGGACTTCGCCAACGAAGCCATCGAGATCGCCCGCAACGACGCCAAGGCGGCCGAGACGCGTATCTATGATTGGCTGGTCGCGAGCAAATACACCGCCGAGGCGCGCAAGGTCATTTTCGATGCGGCGCGGATTGGCGTTGGTGTGATCAAGGGGCCGGTTCCGAAGTCGCGGAAGTTCACCGCTCTGACGCGAGGCGACAATAAGGTCAAGGTTTTCTTCAAGGAAGAGATCAAGCCGGCGGTTACATGGGTGGACCCATGGAATTTCTATCCGGACGCGGCGTGCGGCGAGGACATTCAGGACGGCAGCCACTGCTTCGAGTGCGACTTCTTTTCGGCTCGTAAGGTCGAGGGGTTAAAGAAGGAACCCGGCTACATCAAGGCGCAGATCGACGCAGTGCTTGAGGAAGGTCCGGGCAAGGTCCGGGAAAACGGTTCGGAGTGGGAGCGAGGCCGAGACAAGACAAAGGATCAATATCAGGTCTGGTTTTTCTACGGCGTGCTAACCAAGGACGAGATGCAGGCAATCGACGCGGCGGCGAACAAAAAGCCACCGGCTGCTGGCTACACCGAGAACATCTACGCGATTGTGACGCTGATCAACGACAGAGTGGTCAAGGCCGTGCTCAACCCGCTGGACAGCGGAAAATTCCCCTACAGCATCATGCCATGGCAGCGCCGTTCCGGCAGTTGGGCGGGTAGAGGCGTTGCCGAGCAGATGCGGGCCGCCCAGCGCGTGGTGAACGGGGCCGCTCGCGCGCTGCTCAACAATGCCGGGATGAGCGCGGGGCCGCAGATCATTATCGACCAACGCGGGTTGCGGCCGGCCGATGGTAGCCGGGACTGGACGCTCTACCCCTGGCGGATATGGCTCACCACTGAGGACGCACCCGAGGGCGATGTCCGACAACTGATCAGCAGCGTTGAATTTCCCAGCACGACCGAGGAACTGGAGCGCATCATCCAACTCGGTGAGCGCATGGCCGAGGAAACGACGTCCATACCCCTGATTTCACAGGGGCAGTCGGGCGCCACGACCCCGGACACGTTCGGCGCGGCGCAGTTGCAGAACAACAATGCGAACCAGTTGCTACGCTCGATTGGGTATTCGTACGATGATTGCGTGACTGAGCCTCTGATCCATCGTTACTACGAGTGGTTGTTGCTTGATCAGGACGTGCCGAACGAGGAAAAAGGCGAGTGGCAGATCAACGCGCATGGCAGCGTGGCGCTGGTCGAGCGCGCCATTCAAGACCAGACGATCGGGCAAATGGGCCAACTGGTCGCCAATCCAATCTACGAATTCGACCCCGCTTTGTGGGCCGAGCAGTGGGCGAAGTCCAAGCACCTGAACCCGAAGGACTTCAAGTACACGCCTGAGAAGCTGGCAAAAATGCAGGCGGCGCCCCCGCCTGAAGCGCCACAGGTCACAGCGGCGAAGATCAATGCGGACACCGCGCTCAAGGTCGCGGAACTGGGCGCCACCGCCGACCAGCAGAGTGTGGCGTCGTCCGAGCGCATCAAGCAGGCGGCGAATGTGCTCGAGCAGGGCCGCATTCAGAGCGATCAGCACGCGACGGTGGTTGACGCGACGGTGCGGCTGCATGAGATTCAGGCCGAAGCGGAGAACACCATTAACCAACTGAAGGCGCAACTCGCTGAAACGACCATGAAGTTGCAGGTCGAGCAGCGGCTGAACGCCGCCAACCAGGCTGTTGACGTTCACAAGCACACGGTGGACAAGCGGGTTGACCTGCACAAACACTTCAACCCCCAGCCGAAGCCAGAGGTTCAGGTGCCTGGGCGGGCGCGAAATGGGCAGCAGGCCAGTCAGGCGGGAGCGTAGGAGCGGGACATGGCTGAGCTCACATGCAAGATGGTCCGGGATATCACCGCGAAGCTAAAGGCCGCCGCGAGACAGCCCGACGAGAACGGGATGATCGCGTTCCCCGTTCACCCTGATTCGCCGTTGGCAATAGGCGATCCGGTTGCTATTGCCATAATTGAGGACGCGCGGAAACGGGATGGAAAGGCTGGATATGAGTGAGGAATACAAGATCAGCAATAAGCGGGTGGACCAGTTCAAGGCTGCGGTTATTCGTGTCGCGGAGATGCCAAGGGAAGAACTGGATTGTGAAGACGATGACCAGATTCCTCCCCCAGCAAAGGAACTTTTGGCGCTGTTCCCTCCGGTGACGGTGATGGCTGAGGGCGTGTGGCCACCCCCAACATGGCAGGGGTGGGTCGAGACGCCCATCACGCCGGAGATGATCGCGGCTGGACTCGCGGCTATGAGTGACGACCCAATGGTGACCGACCGTTATGATGCGGAACGTCTCTACCGCGCCATGGACGCGCACCGGCCCGTAGAGTTTATCAGTGATGCGACAATTCTAATGCGCGATACGATAGAAGCAATCCGCGCGTTGAACACCACCCTCCACGACGAATTGAAGGCGCGGACGGATGAGCGGGATGCGGCGCTTGCTTTGATTGAGGCAAACACTGACGTATTCGAAATGATGGACGATCAACGCTTAGCCCTCGAAGCCCGCATCCGCGAACTGGACGACCTCCTAGCCCAACGCCCCGCGCCCGTTCCCGATACCCCGAAGCCGGTGCATGACTTCACGCGGGTTGAGGGTGGGGACCGGCGGATGCTGGGCCGATGACTGAAGATGAAACCCTCGAGGAAATGCGTAAGTTGAACTTGCTTTGGCTAAGCGTTCCTTGGGCTACTTTCAACGAAAAGCCAGACTTTGCCCTCGGCACAGTGACACTCTTCGAACATGGGTGGGAACTGGCGGAATGGTGGCCTATTACGGACTCCGGAGGCGGGAGGTGAACGACGAACGGATAAGGGCTCTTGAACAGGAAGTCGAGCGTCTTAGCCGTTTGGTTTCGCATCTTTCTTTGTTCCCAGACTTCATCAAATGGATTGAGCAATGCGATTTGGATCAATCGTATCCTGATTGGCAGGAGATCGTGGGTGCGCCAAAGGACAAGTTCAGTGGCCCACGCGACACTCCATATCGGGAGTGGCTGGAAACGAAATCCGAAGCATACCAGCGCACAATGAGCCGGTCACAGTCCGCCGCTGATCTCGCCTTATCAATCAAGATGTTCGAACGTGAAACGGGCAGTAAAACCTAATTGCCCCCCAGCGTCCCACCACCCTTCACTCTCACCGCCGAAGACCGCCAGTCCTCCCTCTGGCGCCGGCTTGAGGCCCATCTCACCGACAAACTGGCACGTGCGCGCGGTCGCAACGATCACCCCATGCCAGAAGCTAATACCGCATCGATACGCGGTGAAATCAAAATCCTGAGCGAACTCATCAAACTCGGGACACCCGGCCACATGACCGGGGAATAACGGGGCGACCGCGAGGCCATACCCGCCTGATGGAGTAACCAATGAGCGAAACGACAACGAGTGATACCTCGCAGGCCGATGCCGCGTTCGGCGCTGGCTTCGAGGGTAAGGAAACTGCCGCACCGGTTGAAAATAAGTCTGATCCCGCGCCATCGACGGGGGATACGACAGAAGCAAGACCGGAATATGTCACGAAAGCCGAACTGGCCGAGATCAGGAAGGCAATTGAAGACGCCGCCAAGACCTCTTCCAAGGCGTTCGGGACCGCCGGCAAAGTCCAACAGCTTGTCAACGAACTTCGGGCGCAGGCCGATGGCACACAGACCAGGACCGCGTCAGAAGCCCTCGGCAGGCTAAAGGGCCAGTTTCCGGAACTCGGTGAAGCCATCGAGGCTGTGATGGCCGGTCAGCCAAAGCCTCAAACGATCGATGACGACACGTTCCAGAAGAAGGTCGCGGAAGCGACCAACAAGCGGGAGATGACCTATCTCCTGGAGGACTACCCAGACTGGCAAAAGATCGTTGGCTCCCCGCCAACGCCAGGTCATGCGCCCGTCGAAACGCCGTTCCGCCAGTGGCTCGCCGGAAAAGACGAGAACTACAAGGCGCGGCTTCTCGAAACAGATTCCCCGGCTGACATCGCACGCGCGATTCGCCGGTTCCAACGCGAAACAAAAGCGCCAGCGAGATCGACTCCGCGACCCGTCACCGATGACCGGGCCGAGCGGCTGCGAGACGCGGTGCAACCCCGTGGCGACAGTGCCGCCGCTCCATCAACCAACCCGCGCGAGGACGCCTTCGCGGCCGGATTTCGCGGGCCATCCTGAAAGTTAAACTCCGATGCCCATGCAAACCTATTCCTCTCAGCAAGCCCGAATTGACAAGTTCAAGGGGGCTATTCTCCGTCATGCCACGCCGCGCGAAGTCCTCAGTAAAATGGGGCGTCAGGTGCGGATGCCGCAGAACAACAGCAAGACCTATGTCGCACGCCGCTGGCTTCCGTATGGCGCCACGAGCACCGACGCGAACACGATCAACCGATTCTTCGCTGACGCCAACGGCGACCGCGGCAACGTCATGGTGCAGGCGCATCAGACACAAGAAGGCGTGACGCCGCCGCCCGACAGCATCACGGCACAAGACTATTCTGTCGTCATTCAGCAGTATTCTTGTCTGTATGGATTTACAGATCAGACGTATGACATGTATGAGGATGACGTCCCCGAGGCTATGTCAAAGCAGATCGGGGAACGCGTTAATCTCGTCAACGAAATGATCATTTATGGCGCGTTGCGTGCTTGCACCAATCAGTATTTTGGTGGGACCGGCACGACGATCGCCACGGTCAACGGCGCGTTGACCCTCAATCTCGTGCGGAAAATCGCGCAAGGTCTGATGGCCAATCACGCGGACATGATGAACACCGTTCTGAAGCCGTCACAAAACTTCGCGACGGAAGCCGTGCCGCCTGGTTTCACCGTGGTTTGCCACACGGACCTGGAGCCGGACATTCGCGATATGCCGAACTTCACTCCGGCGGAGCGATATGCGTCCGGCACGCCGATGATGAACGAGATCGGCGCGGTCGAGCGGTTCCGGTTCATCACCACGCCGGATCTGCCGTCGCTCCAGAATGCCGGCGCGGCCCAGGGTTCGACGGGCCTCTACTGCACGACCTCGACGACCGCTGTTGACGTGTATCCGGTCATCGTTTTTGGGCAGGACGCATGGTCGCAGATCGCGATTCGTGGAATCGGCGCACTGGACACGACGTTCATTCTTCCGAGCGAAAAGTCCAAGTCTGATCCGCATGGTCAACGCGGCTACAGTGGCGCCAAGTGGTACAAGGCGGTGTTGCTGGAAAACCAGGGGTGGATGGCGATTGCGAATGTCGGCCGGAAGGCTCTGTAAGGAGACCTTCCATGATCGACACAATCACGCACTTTCTGGAGGCAATCACGGAGGGGCGGTGGCGTAATGCCATTCGCTCCGTCGTGGTGCCCATTGGCGACCGGTATTCGACGCAGGTCATCAATACGGCCGGCCTTGTGATCGACGCCGGTTCGGTGACAGCGAAAATCGGAGCGGCGGACTTCTACGCAATGGCAAAGGGAGTGACGATCACTATTGCCGCCGGCACTACCATGCCGGTGTTGACGGGTCTGAATGTCACGGCCACGCGGTTCAACGTGTTTTGCTTCTTCGCTGATTCCGCTGCCGTCGTGACGGTAGCCATGGGCACCCAAGGCACCTCTTGGGCGACCGTGGTCTGGCCGCCATTCCCGCTCAACAAGGTGCTGGTGGGAGGCTTTCTCATCAATTACGCCAGCACTTTCACCGGCAATACGACACATCTCGATACGGCCGGCGTCGTTTACTTCAACGGCGGCGGCCCCTTCGATCCCTCTGTTCTCGTCTAAGGAACAATCAATATGGTACTTCCTGTCCCCTCTCCGGATACCCGGAGCTTCGCGAACGCGGCTTTCGTCGCCGGAACGACCTCGACTTACACGACTACCGTCACCACGGCGGGCATCATCAACGGCGAGTGGATCACGCCGCTCGTCGCGCAGACTGCTACCGCGACACCGACGACGGACGCGAATACTGGTGCGGCGTTCAATGCGTTACAGCCGACTCAGTGTTGCGCTATTGTGTTCGGCACGAACAAGGCTGGTGCGATCAAAATGTGCCAGGGGCCAATCATCGCGACGCTGGTTGGCGTCACGACCACGGTTGGCGGTTTCTTGAACGCTCCGCAGTTCCCCTCGTTGCCTGACGACTTCTGCCCCATGGCGTATACCATCGTGCGGACAGCGCCGTCAGCAGCCGCCTGGACGCCGGGAACGGGGTCATGGACGGCGAGCGGGGTTAGCGCCACGACGTTCCAGAACTGCTCGACGTTGCCTGCGCGGCCGCAGATCGCTTGATGAAGAGTGTCGCGGGGCGGCTTTTGCACTCGGTTGGCCGTTCCGAAGGTCCACTGAAAGCCGCGTCCTGGACCAGATAGACGCGAACCCGCGACACCCCTACTTACCAATGAAAAAGTGCAGAGTAAAGCGTCGCGAGTTAGGCTTATGGCCGCGCGTAACGCCTAACCGAGACAGGAAGCCACACCGTGGTCTGTTTTCCTGTGCGCGGCCTCATTACCGCGACACCCTTCTCTACCAATGACCCGCCGCCGACACAAGCCACCTAACCTACCCATGCGGAGCGTATTCATGCCACAAGGCCGAGAACTGAACAGCGCGAACGAGCCGATAGACCAGTTGCCCCCCATTGGGGCAATCGGTCGCAAGCCGGACGTTATCGCGGTCGAGACGATTGAGGACAAAGACTACCTGGAGCGGCTCAAGTTTGCCGAAGAA